TACATTAGCTACTTCTTCTGGTGCTTCAGCAGGTGAATCAGATGGTGGTGGAGAAGCTGTATGGGGAACTATTCTTGGTCTTATTGATTCTCAAGAAGATTTACAGATTCAATTTGCTACTAAAGAACCTACAATAGACCCAAAACTTACAGCCTTTAATAAAGATTTTGGTGCTATAACTGATACAGTATGTGAGGGTAATGATTCAAGATTATCAGATGCAAGACCTCCTACTAGTCATAACCATAACGATTTATACTATAGTAAGACTGTATCTAACTCTATGCATGCTAATGCTATTAAGACTAACAGAGCTGATACACCTCCACCTGACCCTGAAGATGGACAAGAATGGATGAATACTAGTAATATGATAGAGTATACTTGGTATTATGGTCTTGGCCCCGGTCAATGGATTAGAAATGAAACATCACCACAGGATAGTTAATTGATGGAAACTGAAGAAGTAATAGATAAAACTAATAATCCTGATGAAGAATCTGTGTCTGATGCTTTTGAGCATGGTTGGAGTAATCCTCCTGAAGTAAAAGATTTAAAACAAGATTTACAGGACGCTCAATCTGACCATGATGAACATGAGAAAGATGTAGAAAAATGGTTGGATAACCTTAATGTAGAAGGCGCAGCTAAGCCTAAGAAAGTTAAAGGTAGGAGTAGTATTCAGCCTAAACTAATTAGAAAGCAAGCTGAATGGAGATACCCTGCTTTATCAGAACCCTTCTTAAATACTGATGATTTATTTAATGCTGACCCAGTGACCTATGAAGATAAGAAAGCTTCTGTTCAAAATGGTTTAGTTCTCAATAATCAATTTAATACTAAGTTAAATAAAGTTAAATTTATTGATAGTTTAATTAGAACTATAGTAGATGAAGGTACTGCAGTTGTTAGAGTTGGTTGGGATTTAGAAGAAGAGATAGTAGAAGAAGAAGTAACTGATTATCAGTTTCTTCCTACTACTGACCCAGCGATAATGCAACAGTTTCAGCAGATGCAACAAGTTATGCAGTCAGGTAATCAGTATGAGATTAGTATGATACCTGATGCTATGAAGCAAGCTATGCAGATGTCTCAGCAAATGGGAACTCCAGTAGCTCCTATACCTGTAGGGTCTCATTTAGAAGAGAAAACTATAACTCTTACTAACCAGCCTACTCTATCAATTTGTGATTATGATTCAGTTATCATTGACCCTACTTGTAGCGGTTGTTTAGATAAAGCAGAATTTGTTATCTATGAATTTGAAACTAACCTATCTGCATTAAAGAAAGACGGTAAGTATAAGAATTTAGATAAAATTAATGTAGAAAATAATTCTTCTCTGGCTATGTCTGATAGTGAAGTAGGAGATGACCCTAGTTTTAATTTTACAGATGAACCACGTAAAAAATTTATCGCTTATGAATACTGGGGATATTGGGACGTTAATAATACAGGTATAGTTGAACCCTTTGTTGCTACTTGGGTTGGTTCTACTATGATTAGACTAGAAGAGAATCCTTTTCCTGATAAGAAATTGCCTTTTGTTACTATGCAGTATTTACCTGTTAGAAAGAGTAATTACGGGGAACCTGATGGAGAACTTCTAGAAGATAACCAGAAAGTAGTAGGTGCTGTTACTCGTGGTATGATTGATATTATGGGACGGTCTGCTAATGGACAGATGGGAGTAGCTAAATCTGCTCTGGATATCACTAATAAGAGGAAGTTTGATAGGGGACTGGACTATGAGTATAATGACCAGACAGACCCTCGTATGGCTTTCTTTATGCATACCTACCCTGAGATACCTCAGAGTGCTGGATTGATGTTACAGCTTCAGAATAGCGAAGCAGAGTCCCTATCAGGTGTTAAAGCCTTTAGTCAGGGTATCAGTAGTCAATCATTAGGAGATAGCGTAGGGGGTATTAAATCTACTCTGGATGCTACTGCTAAGAGAGAAATGGGTATACTGAGAAGAATCAGTGAAGGTATTATTCAGATAGGTAGAAAGATAGTCAGTATGAATGCTGAGTTCTTATCTGATGTAGAAGTAGTAAGAGTAACCAATGAAGAATTTGTAGAAGTAAGAAGAGATGATTTAGCGGGGAATTTTGATTTATCTTTAAGCATTAGTACTGCTGAAGCTGACAATGAGAAAGCTCAAGAATTATCCTTTATGCTTCAAACACTAGGGCCAAATCAAGATGCTGAATTAACTAAAATGATTCAGGTCGAGATAGCTATGTTGAGAAAGATGCCTACTCTAGCTAAACAGTTAAGAGATTATGAGCCTCAACCAGACCCTATAGAAGAAGAGAAACGTCAGTTAGAGAACGAACTTCTTAAAGCACAGATACAGAATGAATTAGCCAAGGCACATGAGAATCAAGCTAACGGTAATCTAGACCAAGCTAAAATAGGTACTGAACAAGCTAAAGCTAGAGAAGCTAATAGCAATGCAGATGCTACTGATTTAGAATTCGTTGAGACAGAGACAGGTACTAAGCATCAAAGAGATGTTGATAAAATTACTTCTCAAGCGCGAGCAAATGCTGAGATGAAAGTAGTAGACAATGCTTCTAAAGCAATGTTTGATAAGAAGAAAGACGCAAGCAACTAGTACACAATGTACTAGACTTGTATTAATGTGAGCTTTACAGCCACGACACACGAAGGAATTATATAATGCAAGAAGAACAATCACAGATGGAAATGCTGGAAATCTCTTTAAATACTGCTAAAGATAGAGTAGCTAAGATGGAGTCTTTAAATAATTTAGTTAAAAACGAAGATTTTATTAACATTATCGATACTGGCTATTTTAAAGAAGAAGCAAGTAATGTAGTATTGTTACTAGCTACTCCGGGGCATGCTGATGAAGCATCTCAAAAAAGAATTATGAAAAATATTGATAGTATTGGTTTTCTACGTCAGTATTTTAGCGGAATTATACAGTTAGGTATGCAAGCTCATAAAGCTATTAAAGACCATGAAGAGATGAAAGATGAGTTGATAGCTGAAGGTGAAGTATAATGCCTGATGGTAAGGATGAGAATCCTGAAGAATCTGAAGAGGAGTCTGGTCACTTACAAATGAGTGATGAAGACTTTTTAAATGCTCCTTTCCCTGAAGAGTCTGTAGAAGAAACAGAACAGGAAGAAGAAGCTACTACTGAAAAACAAGAAGAAGAAACAGAAACACCTGCTGAAGATGAACCAGCAAATACTGATGATTCAGAAGAGTCTAATGCTGAAGAACCAACTCAAGAGGATACTCCTGAGAATTCTAAGCAAGACGCTAAAGATGACGGTAAATCTGATAAAGAAACTGAAGCGGAAGCTATTAGCGATATAGATTATAAAGCTGAATATGAAAAACTGGTTACTCCTTTTAAGGCTAACCATAAGAACATTCAGGTTAATAATGTAGATGATGCTATTAACTTAATGCGTATGGGTGCTAATTATAATAAGAAGATGCAAGGGCTAAAGCCTAATCTGAAGCTTATGAAAATGTTAGAGAACAATGATTTACTTAGCGAAGAAAAACTAAGTTATCTTATTGACCTTAACAAAAAGAATCCAGAAGCAGTTAAGAATCTATTGAAAGATAGTGGTCTAGACCCTCTGGATATAGACCTAGAAAAAGAAATAGATTATAAGCCAGCCACTTATACTGTAAATGATAATGAGGTGGAACTTGACACTGTTCTTGACGATATTCGAGAAACAGAATCGTTTAATACCACTATTGATATTATAAGCAATAAGATGGATGAATCTAGTAAGCAGGTTCTATTAAAAGAGCCAAAACTTATCCAGGTAATCAATGACCAAGTCCAGTCGGGAATCTATGGTCAAATTATGGGTGTAGTTGATAACGAAAGAATGTTAGGTAGACTTGCTGGTTTATCTGATTTAGAAGCTTATAAGACCGTAGGGGATGCAATCCATGCTAAGGGAGGGTTTAATAAACAAACTCCTAATAGTAATTCTGAAGCTCCTGCAGAAGTAAACCAAAACAATAGTGCTCAAGAATCTAAGCGTAAGGCGAAGAAGAAAGCCGCAAGTAACACGAAGAGTAATCCAGTTAAGTCTAAGAAAGATGATTTTAATCCTCTGGCTATGAGTGATGAAGAATTTGAAAAGGCTACTGCGAATACTTTCATTTAATTTTATATTAAGGAAACATTCCGATGGGATTATATAACGACCCCGTAGGTGGCTCACCATCTACTATTGGTACTCAGTTAAGAACTGATTACTATGAAAAGAAAGCTCTGATTGAGATACGTAAAGAACAGTATTTCTCTCAGTTATCTGGTACTACTAATATGCCTAAGCATTTTGGTAAGACTATCAAAAAGTTTCACTACCTACCTATCCTTGATGATGCAAATATCAATGACCAAGGTATTGATGCTGCAGGTTTAACTACTACTCGTAGTGTAACTATTATCAGCCAACAACCTGATGCTGCTTCTACAGGTAATGGTTTTGTTTGGATTTATTCTGAAGGTGAAGGCGCAGATGCTGCCGCTGCTCTAGCTGCTGCTAAGCTTAAAGCTGCTTCTGATTGGGCTAATGCTGGTATTACTGTAGTTGATTATGCTACTACTAAGACTGCTTTAGAAGCTCTTGATTGGACTATCGATGAAGGTACTGATGTTCCTGCTCGTGGTAACCTGTATGGTTCATCTAAAGATGTAGGTACTGTTCTATCTAAGATGCCTACTCTTACTGAAGAAGGTGGACGTGTTAACCGCGTTGGCTTTACTCGTATTGACCTTGAAGGTTCTATTGAGAAATTTGGTTTATTCTATGACTACACCAAAGAGTCTCTAGACTTCGATACTGATGCTGAGTTAGATATGCATTGTACCCGTGAGTTGCTTAACGCAGCTAATGAACTGGTAGAAGATATCCTTCAGACAGACCTGCTTAACTCTGCTGGTGTTCTGCGTTATGGTGGCGATGCTACTACTACTGCAGAAATCAATGGCGATACTGGTACTGAGTCTTTGATTACATATGAAGATTTGATGCGTATGGAAATCGACCTTGATAATAACCGTTGTCCTAAACAGACTAAAGTTATTACTGGTTCTCGTATGGTTGACACTCGTGTAGTTGCTGGTGCTCGTATCATGTATATCGGTTCTGAGCTGATTCCTCTAGTTAAGCGTATGACTGACCTGTTCGGTAATCAAGCGTTTGTCGGTATTGAGCATTATGCTGGTGCTGGTTCTACTCCTTATGGCGACTCTTCTTCCCTGAACGGTGAGATTGGTGCATTAGGTGGCTTCCGTATCGTGGTTGTACCTGAGATGATGCATTGGGCTGGTAATGCTGATTTGACTCTAGGTGGCGGTGCTGCTGTAGGAACTAATGCTGGTTATCGTGAGACTGGTGGTTTCTATGATGTCTTCCCAATGTTGGTTGTTGGTGATGCTTCATTCACTACTATCGGTTTCCAGACTGATGGTAAGTCTGTTAAATTTAAGATTAAGAACATTAAGCCAGAAAGCGATAGTTCTTATGATATTTATAACGACCCATTCGGTGAGAAAGGTATGAGTTCGATTAAGTATTATTACGGATTTTTGCTTGAAAGACCGGAGCGAATTGCTCTAGCGAAATCAGTAGCTGAGATTTAATAGCTAATTGCTTTCATATGATGCCTCTTCTGTTTACTGACACAGAGGGGGTATTTATGAAAGTATTTATTTATAGGCCATTCGGTTTATGCAACATACGAGTATCACCTCGTCCAACAAGATAGGAAGTAAAATGTCTGAAGATACCCAAGCAGTAGAAGATGTACCAGTTGATTTAAAGAAACAAGAACTTAAATCTCTTAAAGCTAAAGCAGAAATGATAGGTCTCAAGTTCCACCCCAATATAGGCCTAGAGAAGCTCAAAAAGAAGGTAAATGAGCAGTTATCTAAGGATAAGGCTACATTGGTTAAGGAAGCTAAAGAACGTGCTGTAGATGACGTCCCAGAGCCTATTCCAAGTGTCCCTCAAACTAATAATTTCGCTGCGCCTTTAATGATTAGAAATGAAACCCCTGCTCAGAAGAAAATGAGACTTCGTAAGAAGGCTTCTCGTTTAGTTAGATTTCGCCTTACCTGTATGAATCCTAATAAGAAGAAATGGCCCGGTGAAATATTTACTGTTAGTAATAGTTTTGTGGGTACTTTTAAGCGTCATATTCCCTTTAACGCTAATAGGTGGCATTGTGAAGAGATGTTATTAAATATGATTAAAGACCGTAAATTCACTGAGTTCTATGAGGTTAAAGATAAGAAGGGTAGAACAGCTAAGAGAACTAAGCTGGTAAGAGAATTCGCTATTGATGAATTATCTCCTCTTACTGAAAAAGAAATTGCTGATTTAAAATTACAGCAAGGCCTTGCTAATAATCTCGGTGATGATTAAATAATACTAAGGAATATTTATGCCTGATACAGACCCAATAGAGCCAATACCAGTACTACCCATTACTATCGAAGAACTCACTGAAGTGAAGATTGATGGTAAAGGTGTGTTTGACCAGTTGATGACTACTAATCAAATACGCCTTGACAGGGAGTATGAGAAGCAACGTATCAAAGGTAGTGAATATTCCAAGGTTTACCTAGGTGGTATGGAAGCTGCTATGGGTCAATCCATAGCGTTTCTATTAGGCAAGGATAAAGCGTATAACGAAGCTTTATTGATACAAGCACAAGCAGAGAAGACAGAGTCTGAAAAGTGTCTTATCGAAGCTCAGTGTAAGAAGACAAATGCTGAAACCTTATTGGTTGAGCAGCAGGTACAGAATTTAATTCAAGAAGAACTAAATCTTGAACAGCAAGTATTAAAAAGTATCCAAGAAGTATTAGTATTAGAGCAAAATGTTCTGGAGTCAGAACAGAAAGTATTGTTAATGATAGAAGAAGTTAATAATGCTAAGAAACAAGGAATTATTCTTGATGTAACAGATGATAAGATTGTTGCTGAAACAAGTTTAATAGGTAAGCAAGAAGTTAAGATAGATTCTGAGATTACTTTAACTAATGAACAGATTAAAAAGATTACTGCTGAAGTAGTTATCCTGGGTGTTACCGATGACAAGATAATAGCTGAGACTAGCTTAATCGGTAAACAGGAAAGTAAGATTGATTCTGAAATACTTTTAACTGACGAACAAATTAAGAAAATTACTGCTGAAGTAACTGTTCTAAATGTTACAGATGATAAAATTATAGCTGAGACTCAACTTACTGGTAAGCAAGAAGATAAAATAGATTCAGATATTTTAATTAATGCTGAAACTAAGAAAAAGATTATTGCTGAAACTGGTGTACTCAATGTAACAGATGAGAAGGTAGTAGCTGAAACTGGATTAATAGAAGCTAAAATTATTAGTGAAGCTAGAATGTTAGACTTAATTCAAGCTCAAATTGATGCTGAAGCTATGAAAGAAGACCTATATAGATTCCAAGGTTTTGATGCTCTTTTCTCTTCTTATATTAAAGAAACTGAAATAGCAGATAAAGTTTATTTATGGGATGCTGCTATAAATGATTTCAATGCTACCCCTTATACTATCGATGGCACAATTAAAATTAAGCGTGAACTTCTTGATGAGCAGGTAGATAAAACTGCTAAAGAATCTCACGCTAT